TAATCATCATTTATTACACAATGTGTTACATGATTTTCATGTAACCATTTTTTAATAAGTGCTTTCTTACCAATACCTAGACTATTTAAAGGATTAGATTTCTTTTGAAATTTATAAAGTTCATTTAGTGATTCATTAACTAATTTCATGTTATGTAATTATTCTATAATCTGATATAGTTTTGCAATATTTTTTTACATCATAAATACTAAATTCAATTTTATTGTCGTTACACCAAAATTCACCATCTACTTTTGTTGGGCATCCTTCTAAGCTTGTTAATTGATTACCTTCACACGAGAAATATCCAGTAACTGTTTTAGGGCATCCTCTTAAAGAAGTTAACTTATTATTTCCAATTTCAAAATAACCATTAACATGATTAAATTGTATAAAATAGGGTAATTCTTTTAAATTTTTATTATCTAAATCTACAGAAGTATTGTTATGTATATCGATTGTGTAATCATCATTTATTGTGTAATTAGGTACATGCATTTCATCTAACCAATTGGTGATAAGTGCTTTTTTACCAACATTTAAACTATTTAAAGGATTAGATTTCTTTTCAAAATTATGTAAAGATTCACTTATTAATTTAGCTTTCATTAGTTTTTTCTAATATTTAAAACACTTCCATTCCATGTTTTATATTCATTGACAATGTTTTGAAAATAGTTATGTATTTCTTTGGGTGTTATTTCAGAAAAATAACTAAAGTTATTATCTTCAATTGTTCTCATACCTTGTAGTAAATCTGTGTTTTCTATTTCACCTATATTGAAATCTTTTTCTACACCAATTCTTCCACCCATAATTTCTTCTTCAAAATATAATTGTAATGTCATTTCAGATTTTTTACCTTTATCTGTTAAAAGTACAAATGGTTCATAGTTAGGCCTACAATATTCAAAAATTTCTACTAAATTCCACGAATCTATGATTAGGAATGTAGGTATTAATTCTTTATTATTTTCTACTAAAGCTTTCATTTGATTTCTGATTAAATCTTCAGATATAGTAAATTTATTTCCTTTTATTTTGTATTTGTTACTAACTGCTACTATAATAACAGGAACTTTCCACATATTGTTTATTTGAATAATATTATTCATTTGTGAATTTGTGAAAGGTTGAAATGTTGTTATATAAATAGCTACTTTTTCTTTGCCTTTTGTGATATTAATATGTTTTGCTTCAAATGCTTTTTGAATAGAAGCAATAACTCTCATATTGTCAATATCTGATGGTTGTCTTTTTTTAACTGCATCTATAACAATATTTTCAGATCTTGCTTCATTTAATAAATTTTCATTTAAATTATTGTTATTTTTTGTATAATTATTAATTAAATAAACATATGTATTAAATTTTTCAACAAAAGATTCAGATAATAACCCATAAGGTTTTTTATATTTTCTAAAAGCAGAAATTAATATTTTAAAAATTGATTCATAAACAGGAGATTTATTTATTAATTCAAGTGTTTCTTTATTTGAAATAAGTTTTTTGTTTAATTTTCCTGAATAACCAAATGAAGGAGGTGTTAAATATTGAGGATCAAGAGATTCGTCTATTTTATATGATTTGCAATAATTATTAAATATATTACTTATTAATTCTAAATAAAGTTCTTCAGAATTATTAGATTCTAAAACTGGAATAGAATAATTATCCATAAATGAATTGAGATTAATTAAAACTAGATCATAAAAATCTCTGGATGTATAATTTTTTTCATAAGCTTCATTTAAAATATCAAATTCGTAAGAAATAATTTGTGCTACTTTATCTTTAGATTGTATAATTAAACCTTCTATAATATTTTCTTGTGAATAAGTTTTACCAAATAATTTTTCTGAAATAATAGATAAATTGCCTTCATTATCAAATTCTTTTTTATCATATTTTAAAAGAGCTTGTTTTTGTTCTTCTGATAATTTTCCTGAAAATATAATTGGAGGACGTGCCATACAAAGTATAGCTGCCCAATTTTTTACTTCGTTATGGTCAAATGATTCAATAATTTTTCCGTTTTCTTTTTTTGTAACATCTGTTAAAATATATTTAGGAAGATTTGTATATGGTAATCTCATAGGTCTTTCTGTTGGGCAATAATAAAGTCCAAAAACTAAACCTTCAGGTAATTGAGTTTTACCTACTAACACTTCTATTTCTGTAAGAGCATCTTCATATAAATTAGATAAAACTCTTTCAATAAGATTTATAGGTGTAAGATCTTTTTTATAAAATTGTAATGTTCCGTTAACATTTTCGAATAAAATTCTAAATGCATCAATTTTTTCAGATATTATTAATTCTTCATTTAAAAAACTATTTAAATAATTTTCTCCTTTTTTATTTAATATTTGTGATAATGTATTAATCATATATTGAATTTTATTAATTTATTTTTAAACATAAACATTTCCTTTTACTTTACACACTTTCTTCACTTCTTCTTCACTAAATTGTTTTTTATTATTTCTACAATCAAAACTACTACCTACTGTCTCTGGACACCCTTCTAAACTTAATAATTTATTTTTACTACAAGAAAAACTACCATTTACTTTATCAAATTTTATATAACTAGGAATATTATTTAAACCTTTATTATATAAATTGAGATCACCATTTACATCAATAACTAAATTATCTTTTATAGTATAATAAGTTACATTCATTTCATCTAACCACTTAATAATGATAGCTTTTTGGCCAATTCCTAAAGAAGATAAAGGATCTAATTTCTTTTTAAAATTATGTAATTCATTTAATGATTCAACTACAAGATTCATTAATAACTTTTATTTTATATATTTTAAAAAGAAAAAGGAAGATTAATCTTCCTTTTTACTAAATTTTATTGTAATTTTACACAGCATATATTATGAAGTTATAAAAATCTTCTTGTAATTTATCTATATTTATAATTGATTTTTTGTTTTTTGAAGAATTTTCAGAAAATTTTATTATTCTTAAATTAACAATAGAACCAATAATATCTGGATCTATATTATTTCTGAACCCATCATATATAGAATATTCATGATCAATAGTCCATTTATCACAAATATTTTTTATATTTTCATTTTCATTTTTTATATTATAATTATCCAAATATTTTTCTGCATACATTTTAATTTGTATTCTAGTTATTTTATCAACCATTTTACGATACTTTTTATATTCAGATTCTTCTTCTTTAGATTTCCATAATCCTAATTCTTCCATTTTTTCTCTAAATTCTGGTTTACTTCTAGTTATAGATGATTTCAATTTAATTTCATCAGAACACATAGGTGATTTTCCACCATATAAAAATTTATTGGTTTCGGCTATTTTTTGTTTAATAATAGGATCTTTTGTTGGCCTAGTAACTCCTCTTGTTTGCAACCATGTTTCAACAGATTTTTGTTTAACTTCTGGTAATTGAAAAACGTTATCAACATTATATAATTTTGTGTAGTTTCTATTCTTTTTAAATTAATATTATTCTGATATTCAGGATCTTCTTCTTTATTATTTTTTAATGTTTGTTTAAATTTTTCTCTATTTGTGAAATTTTCATCACCATGATTTTCTAATCTAGTTTTTTTAGATTTTTCAGTTTTATTTTTTATATAATTTGGATCTTTTTCTTTATTATTATTTATGGTTTTACTTGATTTTATTTTAAATTCATCACTTTGACTATATTGTGGTACATTATATCTTAAAATATTTGTATTTATAATTTTTTCTTTGCATTCATCTAATTGAAACACATTTTTAACACCATATTTTTTGTATACACCATCTTCTGTTTGTTTTGAACGATATATATTTTCACAAATTTTGCAACAAGAATTTTTATAACCTTTATATAAATAATAAATAAATTATGTTTTATTGTTACAATTTTCAACTTTGCAAACATCATCACCTTCCTCGAAAAACCACTTATCAAAATATTCTTTTTTATTTTTAAAATGAGATTCTCCTATATGTTTAGATAAATTGTCTAATTTAATATATATTTTACCACATTCTTCACAAATAAATTTATCATCCTGATCTTTTCTAATTTTTTTCATAATTTTAATTTAAATAATAGTTTATTATTGTTATTTAAATTATCCAAGATTATTTTTATTTGTTCCCCTATATTAAATTCATTATAATTTAATTTATATTTTTTGAATTCATTTAATGGAATTAATCCTGATAATTTTTCATTTTCTATTGAAATAAATACACCAAATTCTGTTTTATTTTCTATTTTACCACTTAGAATTTTGTCATTATTTTTTAAAACAAAATCTTGTATTTTTTTATTAATATTATCTTCACATAATATAATTTTTTTATCCTTTTTATTTATTTCTTCAATATAAAATTTCATAATAGTTCCAGGTATAAGTAATTTTTGTTCAAATAATTTTTTTGTTTCTTCACACATTTTAGATATATGAATCATACCAGTGAAATATTCATCAAACTCAATAAATACTCCCCATTTTGCAAAGCCCGTTACACTCCCTGTATATTCTTTAGTTACATCGAGTTCTTGTATTTTTTGTGGAAGAATATGAGCTAAATATTTTTTATGAGAAACTATAAATGAATTCATTTCTACTAAAAAATCTTCTACCATTACTATAATTTCTTTTCCTAAATATGTTTGAAAATCTATTATTTTATTTGGTGCTGCTAAAGAACCTGGTAAGAAACATCTTAATCCTTGTGTTTCTACAAAAAATCCACCTTTATTAACTTCAATTACTTTAGCTGTATAAGCTTTTGTTGGATTATTTATTTGTTCTACAAATTCATTTTTAATATTAAATAAATATCCTTCCCACAATGAAATTTTAATATTTGGAAATATATCCATAATATAAGCAAATAAATTATTATCTATAAATTTTTTAATCATTTCTTTAGAATTCAGTATAGAAATTAATTCATAGGCATTATTATAGCCAAATATTTGTAATAATTTTTTTTCTCGATTTAAATCTACATCTACTAAAAGACCTCCGAGTAATTCTATTGTAATAGTTGTTCCTTTAATATTTACAATATTAATTACAGAAATACAATCACCTTTTTGTAAATCTTTTTTAATTACTTTAACACTGTGTCCATTGTATAAATCAAATAAGTCTTGGGCGTAAGATTCTCGAGAAAAACATTTTAATTTATCATTATTACCTATAACATTTAGATTAGGAAGAAGTTTATGTGGACCTTTATATCCATCATTATACATATCCCAGTTAAAATCTAATTTTTCTTCTACAAAATAATTTTTTTCATTATTCATTTTAGTTATTTTTAAAAATTGTACTAAATATATATTAAATGAGAAAAATGACATTTTTTAATTAAATGCAAGAACAAATATATAAAATAAAATAATTGTAGTGAAAGCTAAGTTAATAAGTGAAAGTTTATATAAGTTTGAAAAGAAGTCTGATCCTTTAGTTTCATTGGGAATAGGAAAGAAATCACTAATTATTAAGTGGTTAGATGAGATGGGTGTAAAAAACTATACTATAAATGAAGATTATACTATTGATGTAGAAGGTAGTGTTGATTTATTTAATAAAGGTTTAGATAAGTTTCCTGATTATATAAAGTTTGGTAAAGTAAGTGGTAGTTTTGGTTGTAATTATAATCAATTAACAAGTTTAGAAGGATGCCCGCACACAGTATATGAAAGCTTTTCTTGTAATGCTAATCAGTTAGTGTGTTTAAAAGGGTGTCCAAGAGAAGTAGGTGGTAATTTTTATTGTAGTGGTAATAAAAAGCAATTTAGTAAAAAAGAAGTGAAGAAAGTGTGTAAAGTAAAAGGATATATTAATGTTTAAAAAATAAAACATTAAAATGATTAAAGATTTATATATAAGAAACCCAGAAGATCCAAATTATAGTTATGGAACACTTGAACATTCAAGCGTAATTGAATCTATTATTACTAAAATTAAAATGATTTTAGGTACAAGACAAGGATCTGTTATAGGAGATCTTAATTTTGGTTTAGGTATAGAAGATTTAATATTTGAAACTAGAATAAATGCTCTTCAATTAGAAGAAAAAATGAAAAATCAATTTTCTATTTATATAGCAGAAAGTAGAGATTACCAAATAACTCCTAAAGTTACATTTGGAAGAGAAGTTGGATACGACTACGCAATTTGCGATATATTTATTAATGGTAATAAAGTATTCGGAGTTTTAGTTAAATAATTTATTTATAAAATATATAAAATAAAATGTTATAATGTCTATATTTTCAACTTCTCGTATACGTTTTTCTGAACTTTATAATGATTCAATTCAATTTATAAAAAATACTTATGATAGTTTAGCTCAAAACTTTACTATGGCCTCTCCAATGGGCCAACTTCTTCAAGTTATTTTACATTTTGGTAGAATGATATTATATTATATTGAAGATTCTATCACTGAATTAAATATAAAAACTGCTACTAGACCTCAAAGTGTAAAAGGTTTAGCTGCTTTAACAGGTCATAATCCATCAAGAGCTACTGCTGCTAGAGGAACATTAAGACTCTCATATAACGGAGCTCATATACAATCATATGCATCTATAATTACTATTCCTAATTTTACTAAAATATCTAATAATCAAAATGGTTTAACTTATACAATTACTTTACCAAGTGAAGAAGTACGATTAAGTTTAACATCACAAAATAATTTTATAGATGTAGATATTATACAAGGAACATTAGAGTTTCAACAAGCCACAGGAACTGGAGATCCTTTACAATCTTTTAATTTTCAAACCAAAAAAGGTGCTTCTATAGATAATTATTATGTAAATATTTATGTAGATGGTAAACCCTGGCCGCTTTTTGATTCTATTTTAGATATGACATTAGATCAAGAAGGATGTATAGTTAGAACAGGTCAAACAGGCGGTATAGATGTTTTCTTTGGGAATTTTTTCAATGGTAAAGTTCCTAGATTAGGTTCAGTTATTTTAGTAGAATATCTAATAACAGATGGAGATAAGGGAAATATATCAGGAAATGATGAGAGCACACCAAATTCATGGAAATTTTCTACTACAGGTTTTACATTAAACGGAGAACAAATAGATTTAAATACAGTTATAAATGTAGCGGTTCAAAATAGTATTATTTTTGGCACATTAGAAGAACCATTATATTTAACTAGATTGTTGGCGCCTAATATGTCTAGAAGTTTTGTTTTGGCGAATGCAAATAATTATATTTATTTCTTAAGAAAATTAAATTTATTTACTATAATTGACGCAATACCTGGCTTTGCAACATTCCAAGATAAATTTGCATTAGATAAATATAATCAAGTTAGCAGTATTTATCAAAGTATAAATGCTCAATATCTTCAAGCTGCTGCCACATTTGGCTTAAATTCTACACAAGCAACATCATTAAAAACACAGGTTAATAATGCACAAGGTCAGCTTTATTATTATCAAAATTTGTTAAATACACAAAAACAAGATGATAATACAGTTTATTTATTTTTAGTTCCTGATGTAAATAAAAGAATATCTCCCGAGGAAAATTATTACACTGCACCAATTTCTGTGTTTTCATTATCAGAAAATGAAAAAACTGCTTTAATGAATTTAATAGAAGAAAGTGGTCAGAGAATTTTAACAGTAGATAATGCTATATTAAATCTTCAATATCCTAGATTTAATTTAAATATGTCATTAATATTATTTGAAGGTTTTGCTTATGATGATGTTAGACAAACAATTATATCTGTAACTTCTGATTATTTTTTAAAAAATACAAGAAGAGATAGAATTCCTGTTTCTGATATTATTAGACTTATAGAAGGTGTACCTGGTGTGGATTCAGTAAGTGTACAATTTGATGCTGATGTTAATAATTTTAATATTTACGGTACGTTTTATGGAATAGATGATTTTGGTGATATAATATTAGAAAGATTTGTAAAAGATGCTTTTGGGAATAATGTATCAGTAAAAGACATATATCCATTAATAAGGGGTGGATTTACAAATGCGCAAGGTACTTTTTATGAAGATAGTTTAGTTAAAAATAAATTATCTACTTTAAATATATCAGTTAGAGGTTTTACAAAAAATGATTTAAATTCCGATAATAATAAAGTAGTTTTAAATAGTTTAGGAGCATAATATGAGAGCTAAGTTAGTCTCTGAGTCATTGAATGAATTGTATAAGTTCGAAAAGAAGTCTGATCCTTTAGTTAGTTTGGGAATAGGTAAGAAAGCATTAATCACCGGGTGGTTAGATGAGATGAACATAGTTAACTACATTATCAATGATGATTATACAATTGATGTAAAGGGAAATGTTAATTTATATAATAGAGGTTTAGATAAGTTTCCAGATTATATAAAGTTTGGTAAAGTAGGTGGTTATTTTTCTTGTAGTAATAATAAGTTAGTAAGTTTAGAAGGGTGTCCAAGTTCAGTAAGTGGTAATTTTTCTTGTAGTGATAATCATTTAGTAAGTTTAGAAGGGTGTCCGGTTTCAGTAGGTGGTGATTTTTATT